CGTTAAAAACTCATGCTGTAATTCTGTGCCGCCTCTTGGCTCACTCATTCGTCTCCCCAAAGAGATCAAGTTTAGGAACAATAATAGTCACATCACGTTGGATATCTTCTTCTTTGGTAGAAGTACCAGCATCTGCTACATCAGCTTGTGCTACTTCTTCAGACTCGTACTCGACACCCGTCTTTTTATTAGATATCTTTGTTTGTGCTTCGCAATCAATAGTAATCGTCATGACTGTATTCTAACCATTTTCTTGCGATCTGTCTAATTGAGCGTATGAGATGACACCTGATATCTTAGCTGCTGTTTCTGCGGTCATTTTAAGAATATCACCTTCTTCTAATACAAGTGTGTTCGTTATAATATCAGCAGTGCTAACGGCAGCAATGTCTTGGTTGCCAAAGGTGTGTGTGGCTGACGCAGAGGTATCGGTCAGCTTTGTGGTCAAAGTGACTGCACTACTGTGTATATTGACGGCTTGTATTTGTTTAATTAACAATCTTGCATCACTAGGGGCAGTTAATACAGAAGTTTCATCGGTATTGGCTAAAGTAAATCCTTGATTTTTGTATTGTATTGTCATGAGATAAACCAGTTAAAAGTATCTTGTTCGTTTTTAAAATCTGTTTGAAACGAAAAATTAAGTTGATTCTTTAATGTATTTAAAGCTTCTAATATCTGTCTTTGATTAGATTGGTCGTAATCAGCTTTAGGTTCTGGAATAGTAACAATTATTTTAGCCATTATCTTCTCCCGTCTGGTTGCACATCTGCTCTGAACGAACCAAATCGCCAGTTCTCATCTGTAGCAGTGTTTTCTATTTTTAATGATGCAAAACGACCTCTTGCTCTGGTGTCTATTTTTTTAGTTGATGAGGTTACCGTAAACGGCCCTAGTAATGAACTAGCTTCTGTTTCAGCAGGAAAGTCTTTAAGTTGTATAGTGACTGTTGCATTACCGCTTAGTATTTTAAAATCTGGTAAGAAACGTCTAATTTTAATAAAGTTTTCTCCTTGTCCACCTTGATCATCCAAAGTAAAATCACCTGATTCAATGAAGGCATCAATACTTGCAGTAGCATTACCGTTTTGGTCTGATTCATTCACACCTTTTTCATGTTCATACAAAGTAGTAGCCCCTAATGCTGAAGTTGCCCCTTGTATCGTTGGGAAAGTAGGAGTGCCAGTAGAAGCAAATTCTGATGCTATAGGACTGTCAAATAAATATTGGTCAATGTAAGTGGTTCGTGCTAAGGAACTGGTAGTCCATGCTCCTTCTCGATAATTTAAAGTTACACATCGATCAATGCTAGTAGACCCCGCTTTAGCATAAAACCAGTTTATCTCAGTAAATAGAGAATTGTAATTCGCATAAACTAATTCACCAGCGTCATAGTTTAAACCTAAATCATCACTATCTACATTAGTAAATACAAAGTCTTCCACTGAACAAGGTAATCGTTTGACCGTACCATCAAACACAAAGAAACCACCAGACTCACCCATCCAGTATACCGCACCGTCTACATACACTGCTCCGTGCTGTCCAATCAAACCACAGTTAGATCCAACTTGTTGTATGTTGAAAGTAAAAGGTGGGCCTACAAACTGCATTGTATAAGCAGAAGTATCGGTTAATATAAAAATATAATCTTTTGCTCGTAAAGCTCCAACAATTTTGTTACCAGAGTCTAATCTAAATGTTCCTGCTGTATTAGTAGATACTGGAGCGTAGTCTGTTCGATCTTCTTGGTCACTAAAACGAATAAACATTTTATCTTGCGTTGTATTGTTACCTATTGTTGTTTCTGTACCTAAATGTATTAAATGTCTGTCTCGACCAGAGACTAATGACATAACACTTTTAGTTGGGTTTGTAGCTGAGGCTGTTCCTCGTGTACTTGTACCACTGGTTGGATTCCATTCAAAAGTCTTACCGTCTTTGAGGGTTGCTATTAGAATTGTACCAAAATTATCTAAAGCCCAGTTAGCAGGGGTTAAAGTTACGTCAGTAGTTGCTGCTGCATTACCCCATGCAACAAAGTTAGTAGCATCAGTCACCACTGCTGCGTCATCATGTGCTGCTCTGGTTGAACCTAAAGCTGCTCTAGTAATACCTGTTAAATCATTACTAGAAATGCCTGTGTAAGTAATTAATTCTGAACCCACCAATATGTGTCCAGAGCTACTAAATCCAGAAGTAGAAGTTAATGTTACTGCTGTACCCGAACCACCTGTACCTGCGGTATTATCACCTAACGCACCATCCAAATCATTTTTAGTTAAAGATATAGTTTCACCACCCCATTGAGCTACCCCATAACCATAAGCAGGTGTTGCTACTGCTGGTCCAGGTTTTATGTATGGGTTTACATTACAACCTGTTGCACCTGTCACACCAGCACCAGATTCTACCTTACCCATAGTTACGGTAAATGTATCGGTTGCTCTGGTAACAATTTGAAACGTATTAGTGGTAAAATCAGCAGCAACGAAACCAGTGCCACTACCAGGAATAGTCATATTGCTAAAAGTAAATAGATCACCTGCAGCTAAACCATGTCCTGCTTTGTTTACTGTAAGTGTTGCTGAACCATTAGTTGTTGTGTAAGTACAAGATGTAATTGCTGTATCTAATGGCGTAATATCATAGTAAGCACCACCAAAATAAATAATAATACATTTGTTTGTCGCAATGGCTAAATATTTGTTACCGTCTAGATCAGCCCAATTGTGTAAATCTCTTGCTACTCCTGGTATTGTATTAGAGGTAAGTTTTTGCCAACCACCTATTTTTTCTGGTTCGCCATATCTAAAACGTACAAAGTCACCATCCGTCCATGTGTATTCGGCAGCTGATTGTGTCATCTGTTTATTAAACCCTGGTTTAAATGGCACTTTAACTAACGGCATTATCGGTATCCTCTTATAATTTTTCTTGATGGAACAATTTTATTATTTACTAAACTTGATGTAATTTCATTTATTCGTCTGCCCATAAACATAATTGTATAGACTGGTTGTTCTGCTTTAATCATATGATATTTGTCGTGACTTAATCGATTAAACCATTTTTTATCATTTACTTGTATAAGGCTTTTAGCTGAGTCAAATACAGTTTCTTGATATTTACCCCACAATAAAAAAGATATAAAAGAACCCTCATGATTATGTGCTACTTGTTTTACTGGATATATTTTAGATATTAAAATTGTAAAAAAAGGAGTCCATACACCCCATCTTTTTAAAACTTTATTACCTGTTCTGGTTATTACATGAGTAGAACCAATACCAGAGTCTTTATAAATCTTTTGCAAGAACTTTATCATATCCACCACTTCCATCTGATTTAGGTACCATTACATATTCTTTTATATTTTCTTTATTAACTTCTTGCGCCACACGATTACCATTATTATCAAACTTTGGTACGACAATTTCAGTATCCGCTAAATTAGATAATTCATCAGCAAAGTCAGCAGTATATTCAGTATACAAACTATCACCAACGCCATACACCATAACTCTGTCTAAATGTGCGAATAACTCAACCGATTGTAATTCACCTGCTGCATTGAATTGGAACTTGTAAGAATCATCGGCATGTAGTTTTTTACTTTCTGATATAGGCATCACAATATCTGATTTTAAAGATTTAGCCCATGCAAATATATCTGCATTTGTACCTTGCGCATAGATAGCTTGAGTTTTTTGTAAATTAAAATCAGCATCACACATATCAGAGATTCGATATACCGACACACCAGAACCCAAAGATACTACAGGTATTGCTTGATCTGGTTTGTAAAATATTTCTATAGTCTTAGTTTTAGTATCCAAATTATAAATATATCTCATAAAGTCTTTATCAATTAAAAGACTATTTTGCATCTTACTACTATCTTTGTAATCTTGTTCTACTGAGCATTGATGGAATGTAATAACATTAGCGTTCATATCGACACCCCAAATATTTACAGGATAAGGAAAAGTTTCAGAAGTAAACACATCGGTAACTTCTTTTTTAATCGCTACAGTTTCTGAATCTTCACTACCAGCCCAATAGACTCTATTGGTAACTGCTTTATTGTTGATAAATGCTCTAAATAAAATCATTATGAGGTTGCTCCATTTCTTGTACCTGTAGCTGTAAATGTTACAGTATTTCCGTTTAAGTTTACAGCCTTACCAGCTGCCCCACCTGCTCCACCAGAATTTTCACCTTGAGATCCAGCTGCTCCTACACCTCCACCGTCTCCTCCAGCACTACCATTAGATGCAGCTGCTCCACCAGATCCTGCCGCACTTACAGAACCTGCCGAGCCTGCATTACCTGAAACATTGTTACCACCTTGACTCACAATACT